TTCATAAACTTATAATCTTTCAATAAGGTCATTGTTATTTTTTTCTCTTCTACAAGCTTGTCATGTTCTTTTTTCACATCTTTTGCATTTTCCGAAATAATTTTCTGTTCATTACGATCAATGACCGATTGGAATTTTTGTTTTAATAACAAATATTCTGCTTCTAATTCTTTAATTTTATTTGTATCAGAAATAATGCTTGTATTGTACATGTCATATTGTTCTTTGTAATTATTAAAAACTTCATCATCCACTTCCGCTGATAATTTGTTTCTTAATTTTGTTACGGTTGTTTGTTGAGCAATACTAGAAAATGCATCTCTTATCGTAGCAAATAAACAATCCCCTCCACCTTCATTATCAACAATCATATAGTTGGAATTTTTCATATATTTTTCTATCCATGTATCAGCTGGTGACTCATGATATTTTTCTTTATAATCTTTTGATAACTTAATAGATTCTTCTTTTAATAAGGAGGGAATAGGAACTCCTTGTGTTAAAATAAAAATATCCTTACGATTTTCAGGAATTTCATAATGTTCATTATATTCTTTTTCTTTCATCTCTTCTAATTTTTCATTTATTCCTTCTTCTAACTCTTGATCTTCATCAAGGTCTCCTTCTTTTTGTTCTTTTTGTTCCTTTTCTCTCGTTAAAGGGACATCTGGAATCAATCGTAAGTTGTTCAACATTTCTTTTGTAACAAATTGATAAATTAATGGTGGTTCTAATTTTTCAACGTCTATATTATTATCATCATCTAAATAAGTAATATAATCACTAGCTTTTATTTCATAAATACCTATTTGTACCACTTTATGATTCTGTTTGACTAAATAGACAGGAAAAAATAAAATATTTTTTTCTTCATAAGTATTCTTAGCATTTCCAACAGCTATAATAACATCTACATCAAGTATTTCTAATTGATATAGGTTCGCTTCCATTTTTAAATCATTTGAATCTACACTTTTTAATTCTGGATAACTTATATCTTCATCAATTTTTGATAATACCATTAATATATTTTATATAATATTTTATATTTAATACAAAATATTATGAATCATTTATTTTTATTTTTTATTTTCACCACAACACATATTTCTTCATGATTTTATCATTTTTAAGTTCATTCATATAAAACCACATGTTTTTTCTTGTAGAAACAATATCTTCATTATTTTCATCATTTTCAAAATCAATCAAGATATGAATGATTTCATCTTTGTTACATTTATTACATTTAATTTGTTTTAAAATTCCATAATAATCACAAATTACAATTAATTGTTTGACTGTATAGTTCATTTGATAATCTATCATTTGTGAAACTTTTATAGATTCTTCATTATTATCCATAAGAATAGTATTTTCTATATTATTTATTAACTCAGAAAGCATGACATCTTCCTCTTCCTCTTCCTCTATTTCATCTATATTTAATTGTATATTTTCACTCATGGTTTATATTATTTATGATAAATTATTATATCTAAATGATAATAAAAAAAGATATTTATTTTATTATTATTTTATTATTATTTTATTATTATTCTAACACTTAAAATTTTTTTTTGAATATCCAATAACAGCACAAGCAATTCTTTTACCTGCATTACCAGTCTTTAAACTTTCACTATTTCCTCCTTTCCCACAATCATCTTCATCTTCATGAATAATTAAACCTCTACCAATAATATTTGCTTTAGTTCCCCTAAGTTTAATAATATTATCATAAAAAGTATATTTTGCATCTCCTTTGCTATTAGTAATAATATTACCTAAATCACCAACATGTCTTTCCTTCATTCCCGGACACCCATGAGTATTTCCATAAGGATTAAAATGCGAGCACATACTTGTACATTTATCTGTTAAATCTCCTGCCTCATGAACATGAAATCCATGTAAAGAATTCGGTTTTAAACCTATAATATTTAAATCTATCCTAATTTGATTATTAGTTAAATCTTCTGTAAACATAACAGTCCCTTTAATATCATCGTTAAATACAGCAATAGCATAAATTGGTTTATTAGTCATTATACTATTATTATATAACAAATACAAATATATATTTAAAAAACAACTTATTAACAATAACAATAAAAATAAGTAAAAATATGATAATAAAAGTTTCATAAATAATGATTATATTTTTATTATTATAATTATAATTATTTATGAAACTTTTATGAAACTTTTATGAATATTTACATTTCAACCATATCCATAAATTTAAAGATTGTTTTATTTGTTAAACTTTTGTAATCTTTCACTTTACTATGTGCTAATTTTTCAATCATTTCTAAAATGGTAAATCCATCTATTTTTTCATAATTAGAATTACTAGTAAATAATTCTTTTCTATATAACAAAGATACATTTTCCGCTAATTCATCTACTTCATTTTTTTTATTTTCTTCTGAAATATAATTATACAACTGATTTAATAAATTTCTAGCAATTAAAATAATTTGTTCTTTTTCAATAATCTTATTATCCATTAGATTCATAAAAAAGGCAGCTAATGATTTTCTCTTTTCATTATCCTTATTAATTCTACAAAAACTATTATAATCAACGGAAGGATCTATGTATTCAATCACATTAAACAATTCAATAAATGTATTCAAACTTTTTTCAAAGGTTTCTCTCATAATTTCATATTTTTTAATTAACTCAGAATATAATTCCGCATAAATCTTAGAATAAAAACGATTCGTAGAAGCAATATCAAATATCGTTGAACTAACTTTAATCATCTCATCCATAGTAATATTATTTTCTATCATTTTTTCAATCACTGTAATTATATGATTTGCAGTTTCTTTGTAATTTTTATCTGTAATTTTATTCAAATAAGAACGAATCAAGTCTATTTCAGAATCCAAACCAACTTTTGCTTCAATTTTTGTTGTCTGAAAAGAACGAATTAATTCCCAATCACTATCATTAATCGCTTCCATATTTTTATTTCCACGTCTTTTTCTATTATTAATGTTATTAATATTTAATAATGGATCCATTTTAATCGGATTTTCCTTTTTTTTGAAAATAGGAGTTTTAACATAGTTTGGAGAACCTACTTCCAATGCTATTTCAGAAATTGTATTCAATATATCATTTGGCAACTCGTAATTAAATCCATTAAAAATCATAGTGTTAAAATCATCTAGTGTATATTTTAATGAATCGGTTGTCATTTTTATATATATCTAATATACTTTATTACATTTATATCAATTTTTTTAAAAATATTATATAAATCAAATAAAATACACTTAAATAGATTAAAATAATATAATACATGTTAAATAAATTTGTGGACATGAAAAAAGAAGGAGAAAAAGAAAAGGAAAAGGAGAAAGAGAAAGAGAAAGAAAAAGAACAAAAATACAAAGATATAAAAGAAGATGATGATGAGGTCAATGATTCTTCTTATGATTTTCAATCATGGGATGAATTGGAAATAAATACTGATTTATTAAGAGGTATTTATGCGTATGGTTTTGAAAAACCTAGTCCCATTCAACAAAAAGCGATCATCCCTATCATTAATCGTAGAGATATTATTGCTCAAGCACAATCAGGAACCGGAAAAACCGCTACTTTTACAATAGGAGCATTGCAACTCATTGATTATACAAATAATAATACACAAGTTTTAGTTTTATCTCCCACAAGAGAATTAGCTGGACAGACTGCAAAAGTTATGGAAGGAATTGGTTCTATGATGAATGACCTTCGTGTACAAACCCTTTTTGGTGGTTCTTCCTATGAAGAAACAAGTATTTTTTCTAGTAAAAAATTACCACATGTTATTTGCGGATGCACAGGACGTATTTATGATATGATGCGTCGTGATAAAATTTCGTGTAAACATATTAAACTTATTATTTTAGATGAAGCGGATGAGATGTTGTCTAGTGGATTTAAAGAACAAGTTTATAATATTTTTCAATATTTAAATGAAGATATACAAGTGGCATTATTTAGTGCTACACTTCCAACTCATGTTTATCCAATTATAAATAAAATAATGAGAAATCCTGTAAAAATAAGTGTAAAAGCAGAAATGCTTACTTTGGAAGGAATTAGTCAATTTTTTGTTGCAATAGATGATGATAGACAAAAATACATGACCTTAAAACATTTATTTTCATTTGTATCTCTTTCTCAATGCATTATTTATTGTAATAGTATTAAACGTGTTTCAGATTTATATGAAGCTATGCGTGAAGATGAATTTCCTGTTTGCTGTATACATAGTGGAATGGATAAAGGAGAGCGAAACATTGCTTTTAATGAATTCAAAAATGGCAAATCACGTGTTTTAATTTCATCCAATGTTACCGCAAGAGGAATTGATATTCAACAAGTAAGTATTGTTATTAATTTTGATTTGCCAAAATGTGTTCATAACTATCTTCATAGAATTGGGAGAAGTGGAAGATGGGGAAGAAAAGGCGTCGGAATTAATTTTATTTCTAGGAGAGATATTGGAAAGTTAAAAGAAATTGAAGAGCATTATTCATGTGAAATTAAAGAACTTCCAGCCGATTTAGATTTTCTGAATAAATATTAGAGTTACAAGAGAGAAAAGAGAGAAAAGTAAAAAGAAAAAAGAAAAAAAGAGAAATTCGTATAGTTAATTATATTATCTTTCTTCAATAAAATATAATATAATAAATGAACCATGAAAGTAATACCAAATTAGAAGAAGATATAAATGATTATTTTAAATTTCCAATTTATTATAACGATAAAAAAGTTGTATTAAAAGAAAATATTATTAAAGATTTAGAATTAATATCATCTATTGACACATCATCCATTGACATATCATCCAATCCAATATCATCTTATTATTTTAATACTCATAATAATAATGAATTTGCCAAAAATATAAGCAAACAAGTAGCCCATTATTACACGACCGATGTTGATTTTTTAAAAGAAAATCAAATACTTTTAAAAGAATACCAAAAAGCAAATGAAAAATACATACATATAGATAAAAATTATTCAACTATTATTGAGATATGGAAAGAAATTAAAGGAGACACAGGGTTTAAAGAAAAATATCAATATGTTGATTGGTCTATGTTTGAATTTTTAAATCATTCCGAATGTTTTTTACAAATTATGAGTTTGTATAATATTGTTTCCCCTGTTATTTCTTTTTTGGTTCCCGTTATTATTTTAATCATTCCTTTTTTTGTCATAAGATTGAAAGGATTAGTTTTAACGATGGAAGAATATATTGACGTATTAAAAATTGTTGCACAAAGTCATGCTTTAGGAAAATTATTTACAAAATTCAATGAAGTGAATATGAATGAGAAAATTTATTTTATGGTTTCTGCTGCATTTTATCTTTTTTCTATCTATCAAAATATTTTAATTTGTATTCGTTTCAATCATAATATGGTTAAAATACATAAATATTTCAAAGATATAGAAGTCTATTTAGATTACACTATTCAATCCATGGATCACTATTTAGCTTATTCTTCCAATTTGGAAACACAAAAAGAATTTAATAATGTCATTAATACTAATAAAGAAACATTAATTGAATTCAAACAAAAACTTTTACATATTACACAATATAAATTTACAAATTTCAAAAAAATATTTGAAATAGGTCATGTGTTAAAATCTTTTTACCAATTATATGATAATAAAAAATACAATCATGCATTTATGTACTCGTTTGGTTTTCATGGATATATTGATTTAATGGAAGGATTAATAGTGAATATTGAAAACAAACAAATCCAATTTTGTGAATTTATAAATGAAAATAAAAAAACAGTGTTTAAAAATAGTTATTATGCTTGTTTAAAAGATAGTAAACCAGTTAAAAATAACATCAAATTAAACAAAAATTTAATTATTACAGGACCAAATGCATCAGGAAAAACAACCATTTTAAAATCTACTTTAATCAATATTATTTTTAGTCAGCAATTTGGATGTGGATTTTACGATTCAGCAAAAATGAAACCGTTTGATTTTCTTCACTGTTATTTAAACATTCCTGATACATCTGGAAGAGATAGTTTATTTCAAGCAGAAGCTAGAAGATGCAAAGAAATATTAGATATTGTAGAAAATAGTAAAGATCAAAGTCATTTTTGTCTTTTTGATGAACTTTATTCTGGAACAAATCCAGAAGAAGCCATTCTTAGTGCAGCATCATTTATGAATTACTTAATCAAAAATAAAAATGTTTCATGTTTATTAACTACCCATTTTATAAAGGTTTGTAAAAAACTTAAGAAAAATAAAAACATTGTAAATTATCATATGGTAGCAAGTAAAAATAACAATAATAAAATTACATACACTTACATGTTTAAAGAAGGAATTTCTGAAGTAAAAGGTGGAATTAATGTATTATCGGATATGAATTATCCCAAAGAAATTATTGATAATACGATTATCAAATCGTGAAGGAAACTAATAAAAAACAAATAAATAAATTAATAAATAAATTAATATAAAAAATGAGGTATAATTGATATATTCGTTAATTCATAGATTAATTAATATATTGTTCTTGTAATATAGTATAACATGAGTTTTTTTTCAGATATATTTAACCCTACATTCTTAATGTTTTTAGGAATATTAACCATTGTTTTAGGACTGATAATTATTTATTTTGAAAGTAAATTGAGAGAACAAAATCATAAAATATCATCTATGTTAAGTCTAGTCTCTTCTTTAGCAGAAGAAATTAATAACGTTAAAATAGGTTTAAATAATTTAACAATCATGTCTGCTGGTGGCAACAGTTTTCCTTTTAGACAAAATATAAATAATGTAAATAATGTAAATATTTTAGAAAAGATTGATGAAGAAGACCATACGATGATCAATGTTTCAGACGATGATGAAGATGAAGATGAAGATGAAGATGAAGATGAAGATGACAATGACGATGACGATGACGATGACGATGAAGACGAAGATGATGACGACGATGATGATACAAAAACAGTAATTAACAAAAAAATAAATGATATAAAAATTTTAAAAATAAATATGATTGAAGAAGAGGAAAATACAGAGGAAGACAATGATTTTGAAGAAATAAATGATCTGGATTTTCATAATGAAAATAATAATAATAATAATGAAGATAATAATGAAGACGATGATGAATTAAATGAATTAGAGATTGTTTCTGATTCAGAATCTGAAAATGAATCTGGTACTGAATCTGAAATCAAAGATAAAAATAATTCAGGAAAAAGTTTTATTCTTTTTAATAAACAAAACAATAATGACAATAATAATTTTGTTCCAATTGATGCTATTAAAGAAATAAATAATGAAAATTTGAAAGAATTATCAGACGATCATTTTGATTTAAAGTCAATCAATATTTCTAATTTAGAAGAATCAAAAAACAATGAAGTAGACTATAAAAAAATGTCACTTACAAAATTAAAAACAATGGTTTCTAAAAAAGGACTATCCAAAGATTCTAGTAAACTTAAAAAACATGAATTAATAAAATTACTTGAATTAGAATTAGAATAAGAATTTTCTCTTAGTGTAATATAACATGAGTTGGGCTACTTGTTATTCTGGTTCAAATAATATTCATTTTAATTTTCCTCCAATTATGGCGGATGGAAGAAATTATGCTTCTTGGCAGCCTGAAGCTGTAGTAAATCAAAGAATACAAAAAACAGAAGGGATTAAAAGTAACTGGGCATATCGTCAATTCCTACAACACAATAGTGAACAGATTAGAAAATACAATAATTTAGAAGCATGTTATGATTTAGGTTTAGATCCACATACGAATGTAGGAACCACACCATCTAGTAATGTTCCTTATAAATTTAGTTCAATTTATGACACCAATACACCTGGTTATGGATATCCTAATAGTGATTTAAAAAATTCATATTTAAGCAGAGAACAATTAAATGCAAGATTAGTGTCTCCATCTATTAATCCTTCCAACTATCAAAATCAAAATGTAAATGTAAATGTAAATGTAAAACAAGCATAATAAAATAAATTATTTTTAATAAATATAATAAATAAATACAATAAAGAAATATAATAATAAATATAAAAATTGATTATTATTATATATGAAGGTTTTGAGTATTGATATTGGTATTAAAAATTTTGCTTTTTGTCTATTTGAAAAAGCTTCTGGGAATGATTTTTTTCACATATCAAAATGGGATGTAGTTAATATTTCAGAAGAAGAAAGTTTTCAATGTTCTTTTATTGATAAAAGTATATCATCTATTAATCCATATCAATGTAATAAACCAGCAAAATTTAAAAAAAATCTTGATTGTTTTTGTTTAAAACATGCGAAAAAACAACCTTTTCAAATTCCTGATTCTGAATTAAATAAATCATCCATTCAAAAACACAAAATGCAAACACTTTTAGAAATTGTTAAAAAATACGATATTGAATACGAAAAATCTTCTAAAAAAAATGACTTGGTTTCACTTATTAATCAATATACTTATGAGAATTATTTCCAAAAAATTGAGACTACGAATGCGAATAAAGTAAATTTAATAAATATTGGTTCCAATATAAAAACCAAATTTAACACCTTATTTTTTGATGAAGATACGATTGATTATGTTATTATTGAAAACCAAATTGGTCCTATTGCAAATCGTATGAAGACAATTCAAGGAATGATTGTACAATATTTTATTATGAGTCCTATTTTTGTAGAAAATATTGAATTTGTTTCTGCATCCAATAAATTGAAAAATTGCAATATCAATACCAAAACCAAATATTCCGATAGAAAAAAAATAGGAATACAAAAGTGTTTAGAAATAATATCCTCCAATCATTCTTTTTCAAATCAAGTTGATTATTTTAACACACATAAAAAAAAAGATGATTTATCTGATTCTTTTTTACAAGGATTATGGTTTATTAATGATAAAAAATTATAATTTTTTCATTTGAAACAATAATAAAATAATTTTATTATATAATGATTTTCATTCCTATTGATATTGTAAATATAATTTTAGTCTATGTTAGTGAACTAAATAACTATATTATCATAACACAATATCATTCAACTACAAATAAAGAATACTATAAGATAAATTTCTATTCTGATTTATTATGGAATATAAAATCCACTATTATAATGAAAAAATTATATCCATTTTATATTATTTATTTTTGTAAAAAATATGATATAGATCTTTACAAATACGTTAAAGCTTATTATGATGAACAATTAAGGAAAAAAATAATTAAATAGTAAATTAACTTGATTGTAAAACAAATTATTATAAAATTAATAAAAATATATATTTTAATTCGTATTACTTAAAATTATATGTTCTATTTAATGAATAATAATGAGTGATATAATTGAATTATCCGAATTAAACTTTGATGACATGAATACTAGTTCAATGAAATCTTCCAATTTTGGTGGAGGATTAGAATTATTAATGAACGATAAAATAAAAGAAAGTACAAAACATAATTCTGATATTGATTTAGAAGATCTTAATAATTTAGAAAATGAATTAAATAATCTTGTAGATGATATGCCTACAGAAAGTTTCAAACCAAAATCAGAATTATTTAACAACATAGATAGCTCTTTAAATGATAAACATTCAGTGAAATTTAGCGACTTTGATCAACCATCTATTGGTAAGTCTACCGCTGACACATCTAGTGAAAATAAAACATGGGATGGATATGGAAAATTTAATAATATTCCTTTGAATCCTGATAAGGGTCAACCATCCCAACCACAAATGTCCAAAGAAGAACTTTTGAGAGAAAAATTCAAATATTTAAGAAAGTTAGAAGCACTTGAAAAAAAAGGGGTTGAATTATCCAAAAAATACAACATGGAATCATCCCTTCAAGAAATGCAAGGAGAATATGAAACCATATTAGAAGAAAAATCCAAGGCTAATTCTGTTAAATTTCAAGGTAACATGTTAATGGCATGCATTAACGGAATTGAATTTTTAAATGGTCGTTTTGATCCTTTTGACATTAAACTTGATGGATGGAGTGAACAAGTAAATGAAAATATTACTGACTATGATGAAATTTTCGGGGAATTATATGAAAAATATAAATCTAAGGCAACCATGGCACCAGAATTAAAATTATTATTTCAACTTGGTGGAAGTGCAATGATGGTTCATATGACAAATACTATGTTTAAGAGTGCCATGCCTGGCATGGATGATATATTACGTCAAAATCCAGATCTTATGCGTTCTTTCCAAAATGCTGCCGTTAATTCTATGGCACAATCTAGTCCAGGATTTTCAGGTTTTATGTCTAACATGATGAATCCTGAAATGGGATCTTCTCAGGGACAAGGACCTCCACCTCCAATGGCTACCCAAGGTCCTAATTCTGTTCCACCTCCTATCTCTAGACCTGGAAATAATAATTATTCAAGTAGATCAGAAATGAATATGAATATGGGTCGTAGTAATTTTGTAGATGATGGAATCAATTTGAGAGAAAATGCGGAAAGAATTGATTTGATGAGTGATAGAAGACCTCCTCGTCCTGAAATGAAAGGACCTAGTGATATTAGTGATATTTTATCTGGATTAAAAACAAAAAGTATTAATATTCAAGCACCACCACCATTGCAACAACCAGATTTTAATAGTAATAGTAATATGAACATGAATGATAACAGTACAATTAGTATTAGTGACTTAAAATCTTTGCAAGGAGATGGAAACATGCCAAAAAAAAGTAGAAGACGTCAAAAGTCTGCTAGTAACACTGTGAGTTTAGATATATAAATGTAAAAAAAATATTATGTATATTATATAATGAAATTTAAATCAATTTCAAAATGTCACTCTGAAGTTACTTTAGAGAATTCTGAAGGAACACAAGCGTACGGAACAGCATCTGCAACAGCATCTGCAAAAGGAAATACATCAACATTAACAATTACAAAAAGCGATAATTTATCACTAATCAATGCGTACGATTTAGCTTATAAAATGGCATCTAGTTATTTTACAACAAAAAATTTAATTCTTAAAGATACAACAAATACAATAACAAATAATTGCATTGAATATATTTATACTAATCCTAATAAGATTGAGTATAAAAAACCTTTTACACTATATTATAAATCTGATAATATAAATATAAATAATACATTTCAATTAACTTATAAAGATAAGGTTTTGTCTACATTTGAACCTAATACAGTATTAACAAAAATAACAAATGGTTATAGTAAAATATCGTATTTTTCTAATGTTACCATTAATCCAAATACACACGAATGTTTTATTTCATATAATATTATTCCTAATAAAATATTAACAATAAACAAAGATAATGGTAACTATAATGAATATTTAACTATTAAAGATGGGTTACAAGAACCAGTTGGTGTTGAATTTGACGAATTCAATAATATGTATGTAGCAAATTTTGTAAAAAGTAATATAAAAGTTTACAATCCAAATAAAGAATTAATATATATAATTAATGATGTATTGTTTAGAAATTTAGGTGGAATAGGTTTTTATAAAGGAAAATTATATGTGTTAAATGGTCTTCCTATTAATGATAAAAAAAGTCCATATTATAAAAAATTTATAATTTTTGAAACTATTTTATCATATGATAATAAAAATAATGTTACTTCATCTAAGGTTAATGTATTTTGTACAGATACATTAAGTGCACCTTTATTCATATGTTTTGATAAATTTAACTACAGTTATGTAACTAATTATTTTAATAACACTATTTCTAAAATTAATATGACTACTGGAGAAGCAGAAGTTTATATTGATGAAACAAAAGGTATATTAAAACCTAGAGGAATTACAATTGATAAAGAATTAAATTTATATGTATCATGTGGTGACGTATCTACAAAAACATTTTTTATATCAAAAATTGATAGCAATAAAATTGTAACAACTTATACAACTAAAAATTTAAATAGCCCAAGAGGTTTAGCATTGGATATTGAAGGTGACCAAAGTTTATATATATGCAATTTAGATTCTAAATTAATAAAAATAATTCGTGATAAATATATTTTTGATATACAAGATAATATTTTGGAAAAAGGAGATAATATATTAGTTATAAAAGATGTAACTAATAATTTAATTATAGATACTTTTACATTAAATATAAAATAATTAACTACAAAATATATATAAGTAATAATTTATTTACTTTAAAGATAAACTATAGTATACCATTCAGGTTTCTCTCTTTTTTTCTTCCAAGAAGCTATTTTTTGTTTTTCTTCTGACATGTAATAATTACGATATGATTCCACTGGATCAGACATCTTGTATTTTTCTGGCATAGCAAGAGCAAATGGTGTTAACCCTTTTTCTTCAAATTTGTCGTCAGAAGGAATATTTTCTCTCAAAATTAAAGACATGATAAAAGATTTATGCATTTTTGTTTCTGGGTGTCCATATCTATATTTCCATTCATTGTGAAGTTCTTCAACTAAATCAAGTGTCCAAATAAAATTGGCACGTGATTTTCTACACCAAATAGTAACTGGATGATTTTTATGGGCAAGTTTATAGATACGTTCATTGACTTCATCTTCTGGATCTATTATTCGTTTTGCTGAACAAAGCATTTGAACAGCTTCTAATAATATTTTACTGACATGTTTGTCCATCATAAATTCAGCTATTTCTTTTTGAATCAGAGATAATATAAATAAATTCATTTTTTCACCTTGAAGATTTATATTTAATTAAGTTATTAAAATCATTTATTAGATAATAAATGATTTCAATTTTTTTTAAACTTTTTTCTTTTTTTCTTTTTTATACTACTTTTTTAAAAAATCTTAATTAATTATGTAAAAATAATATTCAAATATTCAATATTCAATATCCGAATCAATATTTATACCTAATAAGTCACTATATTTATCATGTATTAATGCCTCTAAGGTAGCTGCACTTAAATATTTTTCACTTTTCAATATTTCGGATCCCTCTTTGATTAAATCTTTTGATTTTATTAAAATTATTTCCGCATAATTATAAGCCTTGTTAATTAACTTAATCACATCTCTATCTATAAACTCTTTAAATTTATCACTTGAATTAGGATAAATTATATTTGATCCCATACCATAATAGACAACCATTTTTTCAGCCAATTTTAAAGCCTCTTCAAAATCATTTAATGCACCCGTTGTTACAGATATTCCGTAAAATATTTCCTCTGCAATTCTTCCCGATAATAGAATCATTAGATGTTCAAAAAGGGCTTCTCTTGTATAAATATTAGACACCGAAGTTTCAAATACGGTGTAACCAGGACTTCTTGGAGAAGAAAAATTAATAATCACTTTCACCATTTTTGCATGATGTTTTGAAAATATTCCTACAATTGCATGACCCATTTCATGTATTGTAATATGATCAACAATATCCGATGTAAATTCATGTTCATTGGGTTGCCATCCCACCATCATTTTATTTAATACCAAGTCAAAATCACTATAAGTAAATTCTTCTCTATTATATCTGAGCGCGTTTAGCATGGATTCATTCAATAAATTTTCTATTTGGGCTCCAGTTAATCCTTCCGTCATTTCAACCAAATCCATAATATTAATGGAACGATCATATGGTTTTCCAGTGATATGTATGTCAATAATTGCCTTTCTAGTATTCTTATCTGGAAGACCAATAAATATTTTTTTATCAATTCTTCCTGGTCTTGTCAAAGCATTATCTAGTAGATCAATACGATTGGTTGCAGAAACTAAAAAAACCCCTGTATTATTTTTAAATCCATCCAACTCTACTAATAATGAATTCAAGGTTGAATCTCTTTCATTGGAAGAGGATTCACCGTCAGAGGATCTTTTACGTCCAACTGCATCTATTTCATCAATAAAGATAACACATGGAATATTTTTTTTTGCCAATTTAAATAATTCTTTGATTCTTGTGGAACCAACACCTACATATTTTTCCTGGAAATCTCCACCAGATAAGGCAATGAAGCCACACTCAGCTTCGCCAGCAAGTGCTTTTGCTAATAATGTTTTTCCTGTCCCTGGTGGCCCTTCAAGAATTAAACCTTTCGGAATTCTTACATTGTATTTCATATACTTACGATAATTCTTTAAAATATCCACACATTGTTTCAATTCTTCTTTTACATTTTCATACCCACCAACATCTTTAAATTTAACTGGATAATTTTTAATTACTTCAAAATTCGCAGATTTTGTTTCACTACTACTACTATAACCATTGTTATTACTATTGATATCGTTATCATTATCGTTATCCATTTTGATACCAAGACCAAGGGCTTCTAATAAATTTTGTTTTTTTACCACGATACGTAATGGTTTTTTAATTTCTTGATCTGAAAAAAAACCATCGTTTTCTTCTTCTTCCATGATTCGTTGATCATTCCCCAAAATACTATTATTTTGTATCGTAACATTTTTTGAATTTAATCTTTTTATTTGTTCTTCATAATATAGTTTTGAAACTGGATATTTATTTTTTAAATAATATTGTTCTTTTTGCTCATTTAATTCCTGATTTTTTCTATTTAAAACTTCTTCATAATATTTTCTACCATATGGGTTTGTAATTTTTTTATTATTTAAATTATTTTCATAATTTACTGTTCTTATTTTATATCCAAAATATACATCCATATTTACATTTACAAAGAAATAAACCCCAATTGCTTTTAAAAAAATCATTGTAAATAATACTATTGTTTTCATTTTAAGTATATTTTACTTATTTATTATTGTTTATTATTGTTTATTATTGTTTATTATTGTTTATTATTGTTTATTATTGTTTATTATTATTTGGCTTAACCTTTCTTTACTTTGTTTAAAAAAGTTGATTATTATTTGGGTCAACCTTTATTTACTTCGTTAAAAAAGATTGATTTTTTAATATTAGAGACAATATTCATGATTGGCGTCCTATTTTGTCCATATAATAGTGAATCATGAACTATTTTTAGATTCCCAACTAAGCTTTGACGATTCATATGAATCCAAATGACAAAGAGGAGAAAAAGGAAACCTGTAAAATAAACATCATTCATTTTAATTTTCTCTTTTCGTAAATAATATAATGGAAATACTTTTATGATTGTATTCACGATGATAAACATGAAAATAGTTATCCTACTTGTACCAAATAAAATCATCAATATCAACATGACTATGTTATCTAATAGTCCCAGGATTAAAGCAAATTTAGGACTGTATTTTATCCATTGAAAGAAATACAAGAGAAACCATGCATAGATCCAGTATGAAAATATTAAATCCGCACGTAAAGGTTTTGGCATATGGAGTTAGTTATCTATATATACGTGAATATTTTATAATTTACTTTACTATTTGCTTTTTATTTTCCTTAGTCATATTTAGGAAAATATTTTGTAAACTAGTTTTAATTATGAAAAATAACCGCATCAATAATAATATTTGTAAAACATCTAGTTCTAGTTGCCCAAAAAGTGGAATTAAAATACATGAAAGTGACAATGACTGTACCTTTGGATATAATGATGAAGACCAACTAAATTTCTACAATAAAATTAAAAATCAAAACAAACATACGGGAGTAAGAATTGAAAATAGTAAAAATGAATATAATATAGATCCTTTTGATAATATTAACCCATTTCGTAATCCCGATGGCGAAAAAGAAGTTGTAATCCTTAATTATGATAAATCACAGTTTAACAAATTAGATTTAAATATTAATAATTATTCACAAAATGAATTATATCAATTATTCGGAATACAAACGCAATTTTTGAGCGAAGACATTATGAAAACATCCAAAAAAACGGTTTTAAAAACACATCCTGATAAATCTGGATTAGAACCCAAGTATTTTCTTTTCTTTTCACAGGCTTATAAACGTCTTTTTAGCATCTATGAATTTCAAAATAAGTCCACCAAAAAAACCGAAAATAAAAGCGAATATTATGATTCAAACAATGGCGTCATTTTAGATAAAATGTTTGAAAAGGATAAATCCCTTAAAGATACTGGTAATTTCAATAAATGGTTTAATGAACAGTTTGATAAACATAAATTGGATGGTGAATCTGAATCTGGATATGGTGACTGGTTAAAATCAAATGATGATATTGTGGAAATGGGAAATGTAACTGAAGCAAATATGGCATCCGAAATAGAAAAAAGAAAAAAACAAGTTCAAACTTTATCCAAGTATAATGGTGTCAGTACACAATATGCAAATACTTTTGGTGGTTCTTCATTAATGGATTATAATAATAATTATACTTCAGGTTCATTATTTACAAATGATGGGATTGGTTATACAGATTTAAAACAAGCTTATGTAGAATCAGTGATTCCAATAACCGATGAAGATTATGAAAAGATGCCAAAATTTAGAAACATTGAAGAATATAAACGATATAGAGAATCTGTTGACACAAAACCTCTGGATAAAGAGACATCTATGAAACAATTATATACAGATAATAGATTGCAAGAAGAAGAAAGCATTGCATTAGCTTATCATTATGCGAAACAAGCTGAAAAAGCCAATAAAAGTAGTCAAAATTTTTGGTCGTCTATTAAACAAATCGCGAATTTATAAAAGATTTGCCATGTTCTAATAGTAAGTTTACTTTAATTATTTATTGTATTATTATATCATAAATAATTAAATGAAGAAAAATGAAGAAAAAGAAGGAGAGAAAAATGGAGAAAATGGAGAAAATGGAGAAAATGGAGAAAATGGAGAGAAAGAAGAAAAAATATTATTAGAAAAAAAAGGATTCAAATTTTTTAAAAATGATTCCAAATATTGTTGTACTTTTTCGATAATAAATGATAAGATTTATTTACCTGCTATTATTAATTTTGAGTTGATAAAAATAATACATGCCTTAAATCCAGATATTTCTGAAAGAATTGAAATGGAAAACGTTTCAGAGAATGAAGTGAATTGTTTAATTCTGGTGAAAAATTTATTTCAAGATTTAGGTCTACCACAAAAATATAGTTATTTAAATATTAAAAAGGTTACTACTAATAATACCATTTTGTTTCACGCCTTTCCAAAAAATATCACATCGGAGTATAATAACTTACCTACAAATTGTGAAAGTGCCAACATTCATTCCATAAAATGTGTTTGCGATATTCTTACAAATCATGAAATTAAATTAAGCTTTGATACTTATTTACTAAATAATTTTTATATTCCACCTTTTTTGGAAAAAATGATTGGGTTAATTATTTACAAATTATTTAATCGCATAAAACAATTTATAGAAAATATAACGATATAAATAAACGATATAAATAAACAATATAAATAATATAAATAGTAAAATCATGACGTATTTTATAAATATTACATACATTAAAAAAGTAATCAACTTTATTATTTTTTTATCTAGTACATCTTGGATTCTTCTAAGTGAGTTATTTATTTATGCTTTGTTACAAAATTATGGTTTATTCATAGACAATTTAACCTATCGTTTGTCAAAAATTAATATTTTGTATGTCAAAGTTTTTCAAGCCTTTGCTTTAAATAATCATTTTATTGATAAGAAAATCAATGATAAATTATTAAGATTTACAGACCATGCACCATGGGTTTCTAGTGATATAGATTATTATAATCTAATAAATATTTATAATGAATATAATTTGAGTTTAAAAAATGGGTTTGAATATCCAATAAATTCTGGAATGATTTCTCTTATTTTTAAAGGATACGACAAAGTAAATAATAAAAATGTAATTCTCAAAATTAAACGAGTAAATATAGAAAAAAAGTTGTCATGTGCCATAGATAATTTACTTTATTTCGTATTTATCTTATCCTTTATTCCTATGTTTAACAAATATCACATTTCTGAATCTATTCAAAAAACAATTGATATGATTACTGTACAAACGGATTTCAATGAAGAAGTTAAAAATATGCAGAAAATGAAACGAAATTGTCTTCATTTAAAGTATGTAATTATTCCTGATGTATATGAATATGTAACGAAGAAATATCCCGATGTTATTATGATGGATTTTTTAGAGGGACTAACCATCAATCAAATTGAGAAAAATGATTATGAACCCTTTGCAAAACAAGTGATTAAATTTGGGTTTGTTACAACTGCCATTCATGGTTTTACACATGGTGACTTACATGTAGGAAATATTTTATTTATCAAGGATCAAGAAGAAAAAGATGATGAAGAAAAAGATATCAATTATAAATATAAAATAGGTGTCTTAGATTTTGGCATTGTTTATCAAATAGATGAAATGTATAAAAACACATTATTTGAAATTGCTACTGATTTTTTTACGTTGCCATCTAAAACATTAGCAGAAAAAATTATTATGTCTGGAATAATAGAACCCATATATGTTCTAAAAAAATTACCTAAATATCATTATTTAAATATTGTTCAATTTGTTACAGAAATTATTGATGAAATGGTGTCTAATTCCAAAAATGCGAATCAAATACAAGTTTACAAGTTTCTATCTAATTTTCATTCCTATTTACTAGATCATGAAATTTCAGAACTTGGATTAGGACCTAGTGAAAATTTTGTAAAAACCCAAATGTGTTTAACAATGTCTCATGGTGTTACATTAACACTTTGTGATGGCGAATATATTTCCATTGCAGATAAAGTATTAAATGAATTATTTCATATTGATCTTTTTACTCAGGAAACTAATTAGTAGTTATATTCATCTTTTTACTCAGGAAACTAATTAGTAATTATATTCATTTTTTACTCAGGAAACTAATTAGTAGTTATATTCATCTTTTTACTCAGGAAACTAATTAGTAGTTATATTCATTTTTTACTCAGGAAACTAATTAGTAGTTATATTCATCTTTTTACTCAGGAAACTAATTAGTAATTATATTCATTTTTTACTCAGGAAACTAATTAATTAATTAATTAATTATCGTAACCCCAAGGCCATACTGAGGCTACTCCATTTAATACATGAATTAAGCGATAATTATTATCATGACTAAATCTATTTTTTAAAAAACTTATACAAACTGGCAAAACAATATTCGCGTGTTTTTCATTTTTCAAGTATGTAATTGCTTCATTCATGGTTTTTCCTGTAGTAATCATCTCATCTATTAAAATAATATTTTTTCCTTGTATATCTTCTTTGATTGATTCACAGACAGAATAAACACCTAGGTTTCCTAGAATGTTTCTTTGATACATATCATTAAATGTATCCACCGGTTTTTTATTACAATGATATTCTTCTCTAGATATTTTGATTTTATAATTAGGAATATTTAGTTTTTTAGAAACATAATCGGATATAATGGCGCCTCCTGTTTTAATACCTACTACGCCGTCAAATTGAATATTTGTTTCTTTTATTTTTTCTATAAGAATATCTAAATAATCTTCTAATTGATGCCATGTAATAAAAGTACGCCCTTGTGTAAAAGAATTTGCAAGAATAGACAAAAATTTTAAATAAAATGGACTGGTTCGTTTCTTTTGGATACTTGAAATCATAGTAGTATCTACCCAATTCGGTATCGGTTTATATAATTCTATTTCAATTTTGTACATGATAGTACATATTAAAACAAATGTTATTCCTAAGATATACAACAAACATTTATAGGATAGATGATTTGAAATATAAATGTAGGAATACATTGATCCAACAATTATTCCTGTTAGAACTTGTAAAACCGTATGTGCTTCACTAAATACTCTTTGTAAAGAAACGAATATAATTAATAATGCAGATGTATTAAAAGAAATGTACCGATAATAATACAATAATAATGCAAAAATAGTTATACTTTGTGCATGACCTGAAGGCATTCCTAGACATTTTAATGTGATATTTTCTATTTTTTCACATTTTAATGATGGTCTCTTAATTAATTTATAATCAAAAAATGTATTAAAACACATTTTTTCAAGACCATTTAATATAAGGTGATCATATAAAATAATTATTGATATGATAAAAAAAAATAAACAATATTTTTTTTATCTACTAATTTCATTTATATTTTATTTATATTTTATTTTAGATAATTTTTAGATAATTTTTAGATAATTTTTAGATAAATTTTTATAATATTAATCTTGTATTATATTATAAATGTCTGCACAAGAAACAACTTATAAGGCTTTTGCAGTAGCTAATGTTTTTGGGTTTACAGTCATTGGAGATCGTGTAACAGCGTCTGCAAGTGCTACTGCAACATCAACTAAAAGTTATCAAGATGCATATCAGATAGCCAAAAATATTGCTATAAATGTTGCGCGTTCAGAGTTGGAAACGACGATAGATATAATTCAACAAACGATTGATATTATTGAGAACGAATACTCATTTACAGGACCAACAGGTCAACAAGGTGTTGCAGGAACAGGTTCTACTGGACCAACTGGACAACAAGGTGTTGCAGGAACAGGTTCTACTGGATCAACCGGTGCAACAGGTCCACAAGGTATTCCAGGAACTTCAACAGGAACAGGTTCTACTGGATCAACCGGTGCAACAGGTCCACAAGGTATTCAAGGAATAGGTTCTACTGGTGAAACAGGTGCTACTGGTGAAAAAGGTGAAACTGGTGCAACAGGTCCACAAGGTATTCCAGGAATTTCAACAAGAACAGGTGCTACCGGATCAACCGGTGAAAAAGGTGAAACTGGTGCTACAGGTCCAACAGGTCAAACTGGAGCTACTGGAGTTACTGGTGCATCTGGATCAACAGGAAATACGGGTGCTACTGGAGTTACTGGAAATACTGGTTTTACTGGACCAACAGGAGCAACTGGTTCTGTAGGTCCAAGAGGTATACCAGGATCTGCAACTAATACTGGTGCAACAGGAGAAACTGGTTTTACTGGATCAACAGGAAATACGGGTGCTACTGGAGTTACTGGTGCAACTGGGCCAACAGGTTTTACTGGATCAACAGGAGCAACTGGTGTTACAGGCCCAAGAGGTATACCAGGATTTGCAACTAATACTGGTGCAACAGGAGAAACTGGTTTTACTGGATCAACAGGAAATACGGGTGCTACTGGAGTTACTGGTGCAACTGGGTCAACAGGTTTTACTGGATCAACAGGAGCAACTGGTGCTACAGGTCCAAGAGGTACAGCAGGATCTGCAACTAATACTGGTGCAACAGGAGAAACTGGTTTTACTGGATCAACAGGAAATACAGGTGCTAGTGGAGTTACAGGAAATACAGGTGCAACTGGAAATACTGGACCAACAGGAAATACAGGAGCAACTGGAGTTACTGGTGCAACTGGACCAACCGGTGACACTGGACCAACAGGTGAAACAGGAGCAACTGGAGTCACAGGAAATACTGGTGCAACTGGAAATACTGGATCAACAGGAAATACAGGTGCTACTGGAGTAACAGGAAATACTGGTGCAACTGGACCAACCGGTGACACTGGACCAACAGGTGAAACAGGTGCTACTGGAGTAACAGGAAATACTGGTGCAACTGGAAATACTGGATCAACAGGAAATACAGGTTCTACTGGAGTAACAGGAAATACTGGTGCAACTGGACCAACCGGTGACACTGGACCAACAGGTGAAACAGGAGCAACTGGAGTCACAGGAAATACTGGTGAAACTGGATCTACAGGTTCAACAGGTGAAACAGGAGCAACTGGAGTCACAGGAAATACTGGTGCAACTGGACCAACCGGTGACACTGGACCAACAGGTGAAACAGGAGCAACTGGAGTCACAGGAAATACTGGTGCAACAGGTGAAACAGGTGCTACTGGAGTCACAGGAAATACAGGAGCAACTGGAGTCACAGGAAATACTGGATCTACAGGTCCAACAGGTGAAACAGGTGCTACTGGAGTCACAGGAAATACTG